CTTACGATATAGCTAATTTTAACGGTTTGACGCTAGAAAAAAATACCGACTATACAGCATCGTTCTGGGCAAAAACTAGCGAGAATACCGATATATGGTCATACCTTTATGACAGTGGTAGTAATGGTAACTATTCAGATGGTTCAACGAAAAATCAGGCAACTACTGACTACACTAGATTTGTTGTTCATTTTCACAATGGTAACAATACAGCGACACCTAGTTTTATTCCAGTACGAATTCAGAAGCCAGGTGTAACGGTATGGGTTTATGGCTGTATGCTTGAACGTGGTAACGTGGTTACCGACTGGTCACCCGCTCCCGAAGATACACAAGGGCAAATTGACACAATCAACAGTGGTTTAGTTGACACAAACAGCAAGATTGCCGCTGTCCCCCATGTATCAGCACAAGCAGGTGCACCAACCAATCCTAAAAAGGGTGACCAATGGTGGGTATTAGATGCACAGGGTAAGGCTACTGGATTCAAAGTGTGGAATGGTACTGCATGGGCTGATAGTAAGATTCAACAATCAATGCTTAATGTTGTTAGTTTGAATGCAGTTACGATTACTGGTTCCACTATTAATGGGTCAAAGTTTACCAATAATTTTGACTTCACAGACTTAGGTAAGATTAACTTTAAAGGCGTTACAGAAATCACCAACGGCTCTTACACGACTGATTTCAAGATTGCAGGCTCTAATCTAGTTGGGCACGTTTATGTTCAACCTGTTGGGCTCCATACCTATATGTCGGGTCTTAATGGTGACGTAAACACACGTCAGTCAATTGATTTAGCGTTCGACGCAATATCCTTAGCTAACGGCTCCACAAGTGGGACTTTGACCGCCGCCGATATTGAATCGACAGACCGAGAGGTATGGACTACTCACGCAGGAGGAGACGGGGATTATCAAGTGGGTTTGTCTAAACAATTTAGGCGCGTATGGTTCGACGGAGTATTGTATATCCCACAAGGTCAGTGGAATGGTAATATCGGTAATTATAATAAGGTTCTTAAACTCAGCAACAGTAAATTATATCCTAAGTCGAACAAGATTATTGGTGTAACTACTTTGGGTAATAATTCAGAAACGGCTTCGATACAAATTCAACCAGACGGTTGGATTGTTGTTGTGTGGTCAAGCCGAGCACAACGCATATTATTAGAGGGTCACTTCTATAATTTAGATTTCTAGGAGGTTTTAAAATGTTACAAATAAAAGCAGAATCAATTAATTTGAGCGCTTCTATTAAAGTTGGGGATAATGAAGTAATTCAAGTTTATAGACAAATTAATGCAGATGGTTCATTTGGCTCAAATGCTCAAAGCATTATTGACACCGAACTCTATGCTCAAAACATGGAAGATTGTCGTAAAGATAGAGAACAGTTTGAAACACTATGTCAAGATATTCAGGATAAATTAATCATGGGAACATTGATTGATTCAGAGCATATAGATGTAAAATAACACCTTTTGGTGTTATACATAGAGACTAATGGAGAATCAGATATAAGGGATTTGATGTGAAATGACATTTGGTTTGGGAGATATTGCAACTGTATTAGGTATTCTAGTAACGGGTGGTGCAATAATCTCTTGGTTTCTAAAGGTGGCAGTGAGTGACCCCTTAAAGAACTCAATGGATAGATTGTCCGTGGAATTGGCAGAGTTCAAAAAAAATACCGTAAGAGAGCATGACGCATTCATACGTGTTGATAATGACCACGAACATCGAATCCAAGTTCTTGAAAAAAGTGATATTGCACAAAATGCAATCATTGATATTAAAGTTAAGGAGGTGAAACAATGAAAATTAACTGGAAAGTAAGATTTAAGAATCCAGTATTCTGGACACAAATTGGTGTCGCAGTCTTCTTACCAATCTTAGCATACTTTGGTATTGATGGCAAGGATGTAACAAGCTGGAAAATTTTTATTGATTTATTGGGTAATGCGTTAAGTAATCCATATCTATTGCTATTAATTGCTGGTAGTGTTTGGAATAGTCTTAATGACCCAACCACACATGGTGTGAGTGATAGTGCAAAAGTATTAACATATACGTTACCAAGAAAGGACGTTAAATAATATGGCATATAATATTGACACAACTTATCAATTGGGTACAAATGAAGGTTCATCACAGAGAGCACAAAATCTCTACTTGATTCTTCATGAAACAGCCAATGCAAAAGCAACGGGAGCAAATGAAGCCGCTTACATGAAGCGGAACTGGAACAACGCCTACGTACACTTTATTGTCGGTGATGGTAAGGTTTATCAAATGGGTGAAACAGGATATGTAGCTTATGGTGCTGGTAATGCAAACGGTTATAGTCCAGTTCAGATTGAATTGCAACACACGTTAGACCCAGCATTATTCGCTAAGAATTACGCTATCTATATTGAATTAGCTCGTGATATGGCTAAGAAATATGGTATTCCTTTGACATTGGACGCTGGTGGTGCGGGAACTGCTGGTATTAAATCTCATAATTGGATTAGTCAAAATGTATGGGGGGACCATACAGACCCCTATGGGTATTTAGCTCAAATGGGCGTATCCAAAGATAAATTAGCAAGTGATTTAGCTAGTGGTTCTACTGGTACTGGTGGCGGAACTATAGTAACTCCTCCAACAAAACCAACTACACCATCTAAACCAGCACCAAGTGTAAACGTAACTTATAGTTTACGCAATCTTAATGGTGGTTGGAATGGTGATATAACAAACTTTAACAACAGTGATTCAAATGGATTCGCTGGTGTTCCTAATGGTCAACATGATTTATTAACAATTAGTGTAAATCATGGTTCCGTTAAGTATCGTGCTCACACGGTGGGCTACGGTTGGAATGGTTGGATTACGGGTTCTAATAAGAATGATACTGTTAATGGATGTGCTGGTATTTCAGGCAGAGCTATTGACGGCGTTCAAATGGAATATATTACTCCTAGTGGCGAACCATATCAACAAGCATGGTATCGTTCACAAACCACTGCGCGTGGTTACTGGTTAGGTGTTGTATGTGACCAAGGACAATCTATTAAAGATTATAAAGATAGTTTTGCTGGTATGTTAGGCGAACCAATGGATAGATTACAAATTGGGATTGCTCCATCAAACCCATTCTAGATTCAAGCCCCTTTTGGGGTTACATATGAAAGGATTGATTATAAATGACATACAATAAGATGTTCGATGAAAAGACATATGAAAAAGTAAACCAAGAAAATAAGGACATCCTACTTGACTACCAGAGCGAGCTTAAAAGCCGCTCTCTTAGTGAAAAGAGTATCTATCAATATTCAGCCGATATTAGAAACTTCTATTGCTATTTAGTTAAATTTGAGGATAATGCTCAAATATTAAACCTAAAGAAACGGACATTCCGAAACTTTTTCTTACACCTCCAAGAACAGGGTGTTAGCCCAGCACGGATTAATCGCTTCCAGTCAAGCATCAGAAATTTATTAAGCTATTGTGAAGATGATGAAGATGAGTATGACTATGATAGAAACGCTATGGGTAAGATTAAAGGTGTCACCAACAATAAAGTTAGAGAAATCATTTTCTTGACTGATGAACAGGTGACATTCCTAATTAACCATTATATGGAAACAGAGGAATATGTAAAGGCATTATTTATCAGTCTTGCTTACGATAGTTGTGGACGTAGAAATGAATTGGTTCAGGTTGAAAAAGATGGATTCGTAGATAGTTCTGCAACCAATAAAGTTAAAGGCAAGCGTAGTAAGATTTTCCAATTAATCTATTTTGATAGAACTCGTAGAATCGCCAAGAAGTATTTAGAACAACGTGGCGATGATGAGTTTAAAGAGTTATTCGTTTATATGAGTAATGGAGAAAAGAAAGTGTTGAGTTACGAATCCGCTTATAACTGGTTTGTTAGTTTTCGTAAAGTGTTAAAAGATGGATTGGGTGTTGATGTTAAATTAACACCTCACTCAATGCGTCATAGTGGATTAACTAATTTTGATGATGGTACACATAATGCACTTAAAGAAATGGGTAAAGACGCTCTTGATTTAAATACACTTAAATTAATTGCACACCATGAGAACGCTGA